AATTTCATAAATTTATCAGAGACCACAATACCATGATGCAAATTAATAGACTTTCTATTAATATCACCTCCTGTTGGTTTACGAATATCGAGAAACTCTTCAATCTCTGGATGAGACATGTCCAAATAAGCTGCATAACTACCTCGTCTGGTTACACCCTGTGAAAATGCTAGCATTTCTGCGTCTACTACTTTTAGAAATGGTACTACTCCTGTAGATTCGGAGCCATTGCTCGTTTTCGAGCCTACACTCCTGACCCCGTTCCAACATCCTCCTATACCTCCACCTACAGAGGATAGAAAAGCGTTTTCAGTATAATGATTTGTAAGACCATGTCTACTATCCTCAACATAGTTAAGAAAACAGCTAATTGGTAGCCCTCTTTTAGTTCCCCCATTACTCAATATCGGAGTAGAGAACATAAACCATAGCTTACTAGCATAGTCATACAACCTTTGGGCATGGGCATCATCGTCTGCAAAGGCTTTCGCTGCTCTTGCAAATGCGTCTTGGGGGGAATTTTCCCCTTCAATCATATACCTGTCTTGAAGTGTTTTAATACCGAACTCGGATAAGTACTTATCCCGCTTATAGTTCAACTTCACTCAGCATTCTCCTTTCTATATCTACCAGATTCTCTGGCCCTATCGCTTCATCGCAATATGTTATTAAGTCCATAAGCTGATAATTGACAAGTAGTCTATCATCGCTCGAATTAAGTTCTTGTATAAATTTATACTTACCGTCTATAGGAAGTGCATCATAAATATCCATAGCACTACCATAGTCCCTAATCAAGTCAGTGGCTCTCTTCGGGCCAATCCCTGAAATACCAGGAACATTGTCTCCCTTATCGCCAGTCAAACACTTCATAGAGATATATTCGTCTTGTGTTACATCATAGTGATCTTTCCAGGTATCATGAGTAACTTCCTTCCTCGTTACATATGAAAACCTACTAACATTTTCGCCTATAAGTAAGTCCCAGTCTCGGTCACTTGAAATCAGCCAAACTTTATCTAACTCATACTTTTCTTTATGCTTTACTAGATGTGCTGCAATATCGTCAGCCTCTACTCCAGAATACTTGAGAACTACATAGTCTTCTGCTAACTGGTCTAAAGTTCGCTCAAACTCTAAGAAGAATTGCTCGAAAGCATCCTTTTCGGCTTGAGACTGTTGCGCATACTTATCTTTACGATTTTGTTTATACTCAGGGTCTATCTCCCTTCTATATGAAGAAGACCCTCCATCTGTAGTAATAATAATTCTACCACAATCATATGATCTTGCAAGGGATTGTACTACACGAATATAATCGCTACAAAAATCTGTCCTTCCTTGATGCTTCCATCGAAAGGCTAGATTAAGAGCATCCACTATTAGTGTAGCTCCGTTATCTGAGTCTATTAATTTATCTGAAAAATTAAAAGTCATAATTATACTGCCTTAGTTTATAAAATCTATTTTTTCTTTCTCTATCCATTCTTCAGCTAACATTATATAGGATTTTAGCCAAGAAATAAAGAAATATTTTTCTGTTTTCTCCGGAATAATTTCTGTAACAACAAATACCTTAGACCTATTGTATTTAAAGAATAAAAGAGGCTCTTGGTTACCTTGCCTTGCCTGCTCTTTTATTTTTATCCACCATCGTATAAGATTATTTGTCTTTTCCTGTGTGAAAACTTTATCTGTTAAGGGGGACTCGGAGTAATTCTTAACCTCAATACAGAATCTATTTTCTTTATTAGGCACATATAAATCACCCTTTAGATACTCAAGAGCCCCCGACATGGGGACTCTCTCGAATTTTAGACCTGTAAAGTCTCTAAGCATATCTCGCACAAGATACTCTCCACGAGCTCCTTTTGCTCTAGAATCTACCATTTATTTACCTCTCTAAATAACTTACATTATTTTCTTTTGCTATTTCTATTTTTTCTAGCAATGGATGTGTCCATCCGTGACTAATTATATAAGTATTTAGACTATCTTCTCGAAGTAATACTTCTACTAACTTTTCTTTACCTTCTTGGTCTAAAACATACGTTACCTCATCAAGAAATAATATATTTAATCTAGACTTTGAAATGCTACTCATAAGTTTACGAATAGCTAACAATGTAGCTGTATTTACTCTGGCAAGCTCTCCTGAAGATAACGCTAAAATATCAACTATAGTAGCGTTATCGGTAATTTGCACGTTAAGCTTATCATTTAACACTATAAACTGTAACGTGAATCTACCGTCCGATAGCTCTGCCAAATACTTATTTACTAAATTTTCTAGTTCTTTTACTAGATTTTCTATCTTATATGCTATAAGCCCGTTTGTACTAAAGGCCTTTTTTAGTATTTCTAAATCAATACTTGAAGCCTCTTCATCCTGTAATGCTTGTTTTGCAGATTCTAAATCTTCTAAAAACTTATCTGTCTGCTCTATAATTACTTGGATTCTGGTGTTTCTTGTGGCTCTCTCTTGGTTTTCTGTTGAGATGCCTTCCAGTTTTGATTTTTTATCTTGTAACAGGCCACGAACTCTTGAAATCCTTTCATCAAGCTCAGCCCTGTCCAACAAAGATGTCGGTAAGCTATCATCAATAGACTTATACAAATCTTGCCAATCCTGCTGGATACTACGTTTTCTTTCATAGTCTCTATTGTTATCTTTAATTCTTTCAATTTCTGGCTGAATTTCATCTTTTATCCTTAGAGTAGCTTCTTCTGCTCTAGTAATCTCTTTAGTTATTAGCTCTTCTTTGAACTCTCGCTGTATGTCCTGCTCACAGGTAGGACAGTGGTCGCCTAGCTTATTAAGTTTTGCTAATAATGCTTTAGCTGCTGTAATGGTGCTTTTTAATTCACCTTCCTGTCTCTGCAAAGAATCATAAGATTCTATCTTTACTGCAGTAATATTATTAGCCTCATCTATATTTATAGACTTCAATATTTCAATATATTTATTATTTTTTGAAATAATTTTATTTTTTTCTGAAATATTTTCAAGTTCTACCGTAAGATGACGCAATTCTTTCTCTTCTTTTTCCGTGTCAATTTGAATATCTAACATAGGAAGTATGGTAGTATCTTTCAGTTTATTATTTTCCAACCATTTTTCAATCGTTGCTATTTGAGAGTCTACCCCTGCTTTTTTATTTGCAGAAAGTCTTGCAGCTTCTTTGAATATCTCAAAAAGCTGCACATATTCTTCCAGGTTTAATAAGTCAATTAGAAACTTCTTTCTATTAGTATCTGTAGCTGTCAAAAATTGAAGACTACTATTTGGATGCTGATAGACTAACTGTGAAAAAGTTTTAAAATCTGTTTCAAGAATTTCCTGAATACTTTTATAAGTATTCGTAGCAGTATGGCTAGAAATGTCCTCTTTATTCTTTTCTAACTTTACTTTTATATTATTCTTTCTATTGATGGTTATTTCATACAAATCTTCATCTTTTGTAAAACAAAGATAAATATCATAACCACTATTCACATACCGATTCGGTATGTCAGCTTTTTTAATTCCTTTTGAATTCTTATTAAAAAGAGCTTCTTCAATTATCAATGGTATCGAAGACTTTCCTCGGCCATTAGTACCAATAATTTGAGTTAGAGTAGCGTCATCAAGGTCTAATTCATTATCAGCACCATAACTAAAACAGTTACTCCACTTTAGCTTTTTGAGCGTAATCATTATAAGTACCTAAAATTGATTGTAAATTGTCTTCTTTTATTCCTAGAACATATAAAAGATATTCCGAAAGCTCGTCTTGAATACTCATTTCTGGAGACATGATTAGATTTACTTCTGAATTTCGACGTACAACTTTCTTGTCGAGAAGCTCTGAACTTTTAACTGCTGCAAGAGCTTGAATATCTCCTTCTAGCTCATATATAGTATGGTCGTATTCCGTACCTATCATATCATCTGCAGACGTTACAGTTTTTCTAATTAACTGTGGAAGTTCAAATTTTTCCCACAACCAAGTCCAATTATCTTCATTTATCAACAAGTATCCTGTATCAACATGATTTCTATGAAAAGATGTAGTAACAGGACTTCCTGGATATACTATGTTTCTTTGAGTATTCGAATGTGCGTGCAAATCCCCAGAGAAAACTACTGGGAAATCTTCAAAACGGTCTAAGTCTACCTCAGGCTTAACATGCGGAGGTATTTCACCTCTAACATGAGTAAATATAGGCATAGAGCTATCAAAGGCTTCTATACTATTTTTTGCGTGAAGTTCACGATAAGGAAGGATAGAAAAATTTAAATCCTCGTCAACATAGCTATTATCTATAACTCGTACTAGAGGGTTTATATCTTTTGTGGCTCTTTTTAATTGGCTGAAAAAAGTCCTACCTTTTTTAGTAGCTTCATGATTGCCATCATATATGATGGTAGGACAACTTACTCCACGAACAAAAGAAAAATATAATTCTAACTCTTCCATGGTAGGCAACCTGTCAAACAGGTCGCCTCCAATGATGTGCATAATGCAAGACTTTTCTAGCTCTCGTATTTTTTCAAATAAAAGATTATATCTATTTAATGCCCAAGAAGCTGGGACATTTTTCTGTCCCAGTTTGATGTGCCAGTCTGCTGTAAATAATATCATCCAATATTGAACTCTTCTTCTAGGGTTTCGTTATCAGTATCTTCTTTGCTAGGCGCATTTCTCAGCCTATCCAGAAGCTCTTTCTGAGCGTCTGGAGTTGGACGAGGCATAACTTCGTCCATAGACTTAAGACTTTCGATAGCAGACAGCTCGTCTGAATCCAATGCCCTTGGCTTACATTTTAGAGCCTGAAGCTGGTACTCTACATTATAAGGCAGAGGGCCAGTCTTTACACGCTTAAAGCAAATATCCCAGCCATTATCAGAATCTGTAGGGTCTCCTAAATCTTCTGCAGCGGTAAGGATCTGCTCCCAGAGTTTTTTCTTTAGATTAATAACTTTGACTTTACCGCCGTCCAGACACTGCATAGCGTAGCTCCAGCCACACTTTAGATCAGGGTAATATTCACGAACCCAATCCTTTTCTTTATTCGTGAATCGCTCTTCGTCCCTATTAAAAGACAGGCACTCAAAAGGAATGTTCTTTTCGTTCTCTCCTTTCAGCCAGTATACATAGCGAGCCAGAACATCTCCTACCAAACGGACTTTATTATCTCCGTCTTTATACTGATAGCTGTTGATGCTGGATTTCTGTGCTTCGCCTTTGGTTTGATTAAATGCTAATGCCATTCTGATTTCTCCTGTGGGACTTCTTCATACAGAAAATGAAGATTGCCTTCCTCATCTGTATCAAGTAGCCTAGTGTTTTCGATTGATTGTTGTATTATCTCATCTTCCGGAAGAAGAAGAGTATCTAGTGTTGTATTCCCAGTTGCTAAGTAATCTGACAAAGGTCTCATACTTGCTAGGGACATATATACTCCAAGCTCGCGCAAAGAGTATTTGTAGGCGTTAAAAAATAATACATCAGGATGTACTAAAAATGATTCGCCCTTAAAGTTAAAACCGCTAAAATAATATAACGGGTCGTACTTATTCGTAGGAGTAGTCTTTTTAGTCAGCATCTCCATTATGAGATAGCAAGACTTTAAGTCTCCTTTAGAAACATTGTAAACCTTCTTCCAATTATAGAGTAGCATATTATACAGCTTTTTATGGTGAATGTCAAGAACTATTTTTTTACAGCTCTTCTATTTTATATCCTTGTTTCATATAGTATCCAATTCTATTTGAGGCTTGATTCGTTGCTGTTTTGCCTTTTAAATGAATATCTATTACCACAGGACTTCTTTTTCCTTCTTGTTCCCGAATAACCCTACCGATTAGCTGTGTTAGTAAGGGCTCGTTATTAATTGGAGTCCCTAAAATTAAACAGCTTAGATTATTTACTGATATACCCTCTGAAAATATTGCTTGAGTACCATAAAGAATAGTCTTCTTTCCGTGTAAAATTTCACTAATCAAAGTCTCTCTTTGTTCGTGGGGAACTTCTCCTGTTACACAAACTGCATCTTCTCCACTAAGCTCTGCACAACGTTTTAGAAAGCCTACTCTATCACTTACTACGAGTACTTTATGCCCTAGTCTTGCGTAGGCAGAAGCAATCATGGCTACTGAGTGTCGGTACTCCTCATTATTAGCTAGCGCATTTACTCTAGTTGCCCAAGGAGTTCGTGCACCATCCATGAATCGAATATCGGAACGATAAATTTTTATAGATGGAGTCATAAAATTTTCTTTCGGTGGCTGATATACTTTAGGACTAAAGTAATCACGAAAGACAACATGCTTTCCATCTTTTCTCTCAATAGTTCCAGACAATCCAATTTTATACCTACAATAGTTAGTGTCCAAGACCTTGGAAAAAGTTGGACTACTTACATGGTGCATTTCGTCTAGAATAATCGTGCCAAACTCTTTTCTTATTTTATCTAGGTTTCGGTACAAGGTTTGAGTGTTTGAGACAACTATTGGAGTATTTGTTTCAAACTTACCACTACCAATAATTCCCGGCTCAAAACCATATACTTTTACTACTTCTCTTGCCCATTGCGTTCTTAGTGGTACAGTGTGAGTAACTACTAGAGTCTTCTGTCCGAGTTTTCCGGCTATGGCCAACCCCGTAAAGGTTTTACCCCAGCTAACCCAGGCATTGATAATTGCGTTATCATCTATATCATTATATACAGCGGACTGACTTTCTCGTAGCTCAAATTTGAACTCTGGAAAATCTACTGGTTTATGAATTCGTTTATCTATTATTTCATAGTCTTTTGGTATTAGGTCAGTACGCCCTATGGGAAGGGATATTAAAGTTTTATTTATAATTCCCATATTCTTTATTACAAGAGGAGGGTCATTAGGGTTATAAGTAGGAATCTTATAGGTTAGTTCTTTATCTATAGTAGACCTTAGACTCTCATTACAGTCCATGTAAATTCTATTGCTTAGTACTGCTTTCATAAACCTAAATCCGCTCTTGCTATAATATATCGTTTGACAAACTCACTTCTTACAATGTCTACTGTTTCAAACTCAATTAAGTCAAACATATTCATTGCTTTCAGTATTCTTAAAAATTCACAAAGCCCATTTTGGCCTAGGTCACTCTGACGAAAGTCTCCGCAAAATATAACTCTACAATTCTCCCCAATTCTAGTGATAACGGAGTCTAGTTCGTGTAGAGTCATATTCTGACATTCATCTATTAATACTACTGCATCCCTTAATGTTGTGCCTCGAATGAATGAAGTAGTCATAAAGTGAACCACATTCTTAGTTTTCAAGAGCTCATAGGCATCGCCTCGTTGAAAAAGCTCTATGCATATGTCTTTATATGGTTCTTCATACACAGATG